CACAGATAAGACCATACCGAATTCAGTCAACAGCACATCGGAAATCCGGGCTAGTGTAGTCTTATGAAGGCGATAAACGCCATCATCACCCTGAACGAGCGCATCAACAACACGCCCGCCACTAACAGTAGCAGCGTAATGCACTAGCCACAAATTCACCAGGCTGTCAATCAGGTTCGTCAACACTGAACCTGACGGGACACCACCTGACCGACCTTCACCTTCGTAAAAGCCGTTAGGTGTAAAAATCCCACATGAGCAAAACACATCACGAAGATAGTTAATGTGCCCATGCCATGGCCGATCAAACCACGTCTTAATAAGATTGAATATACGTCTGATGACACCCTCAGGTATGGAGGCGTCAAATCCGGCGAAATCAATCGAGACAAGTGGTAGTTTCGAGGTACGCATAAGTCGCGTCACCGCTGCATCGACAAAATCTTTACCAGCCCAAGCACAAAAGACTTCACAGTGCCTAAGTGCATTAAGAACTGGTATTTGGACCATTTTCTCCAAATTGCCAATGACACGACTGCCTTGATAAATCGCTCGAAACTTACAAAACGGTCCATTCCCACGAGGTTGGCCCCGGATACCAATACAACCCGGGTAGTAATAAATGGACTCTGTGGGATACCCCGCTCTGATGAGCGTCGCTGACATAGCGCACACTTGTGGGTAAAATTGTGGATCCGAACTAAAGATCGGCCAGCCCAAACCGGTACGAGACTTGAGGAAGGACTCATGTGCATCACGCAATGAGCACAATTGTAGCCCCCCCTGACGGACATCGTACAATCCCATCACTGCATTATCAGCAACACGCAGGGCCTCACCATGAACCATACGACAAACGTGTGGCTCAAAATAACGACGGACTAGTACATCAAGAGAAACACCAGTATCATCTGGTGTGAGGTATGGTGGCCTCCTCGAGTACGTACCGTGCTTACGTAATTGCCGCTGCTCAGCCGATAATAATGCAGGGTGCAGGAAACTCTCAGTGGAACGTGCGAAGTCACTGGACACAAGAGCACGATGTGGATTAACACATCCTCGCCCCCCACGCGGAACTAAGCGTGTAGTAAAGTCTTCAGTGCAACCACTACCAACGAGACCCAGACCGCTCCGCAACGATTGCAGAGCACGCTCGTCCGGGATTTCAGGGGCCC